CGACGAGACTCATTTGCGAAGCCGACCTTGTAATCGGTGGTCTCGTAAATGTAGCCAAAAGCCTGTCCAGCATAGAGAGCCGCGTAAGTGTAAGCGTCATTGACCGCGGGCGTAACTGCCATGAATTCATATATGGGCGGGGTGTCCACAGTGTCAATCGTTACCCCGGCGTCATTGAAGATTCGAGTCATGCGGACATCGTCCATTTCTTTTGCCCATGCAGTCCCACCAATGAGCTTTCGAGACATGTCAGCGAAGACTCCGACCGCTGTTATGGTTTGAGTCGCCACAGTGGCATTTGTGCCCGATCCGGCGATTTGATTGTCCACGCTTGTGATTTTGCCAGTGAAGAGAGTGACATCGACCCCGGCTGAATTTTTGACCTTAACGCTCACCACTTGATTCATGTCGAAGCCGTAATCGGTATTCGATAAGTTCACGACTGAAATGCTTGCAAAACTGGCTCGAGCTTGTTCCCAAATGTTTGTTCGACCAAAATTTATTTGAACGCCCCACAAGGTTATATTGGTGAGATCAGTCCCGTCGATTGTGATTGTAGGCTGTGGATTCCAGTTGGTCATGCCCCCACCAAAAGCGAAGAGCCCACGCGATTGAATGAGCCGTTAATTGTCGCCTCGCGATTCAAAATGTTGGTTATTTGTCGAGCTGTGCTTATTGGATCGAGTGCGCCGTTGACGGTGAGATTGATAATGGTATTTCCACCCATTGCGCCATTTGGCACGATTGTGCCGCTTGACTTAGGCACAAATAACTCAGCTCCACGCTCTCCGACGACATACGGAGTCCCGGCGTTCACCGAGCCGCCATTTGCCCGGAATCCCCCAAATGTTGATGAGATGAGATTGCCAATGCCGCTGACCAATGGATTTCGAGCGACCAGATTGATGAGGTTGCGGATAGCTGAGACAGTCCCATCAATAAACCCGATGAGCTTTGAAAAGCCTGTGATAAGCCCAGAGAGCAGAGTGCCGACAATTTTGAGAGCTCCACCTAAAACTTCTCCTAATACCGGAGCCAAAACCTGAGCGACAAAAGACGCAAAAGCTTTGAAAGCTGTGAAGAGCGGCGCAAGATTATCTTCATTGTTTTTGATAGTTTTTGCAATCTTTCCAAATGCTTCAAATAGACCCTCAAGAATTGGCTGAAAGAAATTGACGATTCCCGGAATCACAATGTTTGAAATAAAACCCCACCATGATCCGAAAATTGGAATTAAGACATCTTTGAAAAATGTTGCAAGGTTGGCAAATACTGGGGCAAGTTTTTTTCCGATTGTGTCTGATAGTTGTGTGATTCTCGGAATGACATTGTTGACGATTCCGCTGACGAGCGGAGTAATTGCGTCGAGCACAAATGATCCGACTGTCTCTTTACCTTCATCAAATGCGACTTTGAGACGATCCATTTTGCCCGCAAATGTGTCGGCTTGTTTTGAAGCTTGACCTTCGAAAGTCTTTGAGAGCGCGCCAGTGACCTGATCAAAAGACATGGTCTTGAGCTCTGCCGCTGAGATACCAATTCCCAGCTTGCCCAGAGATGTCGCGTTTCCTTCATAAGCTTTGCCCAGAGCGTTTGACACAGCTTCTAAAGATTTGCCAGACCCCGCCGCAATGTCGATTGCAAGTGATTGAAGTCGTTGAGCCTCTTCCACATCTTTCGTCGACCTGACGAGTCTTTCCAGCGATGGACGGAGCTCGTCATCGGTCAGCCCGGTAAGAAGCGAAGTTTTTGTGATTTGTTTTTCAACAGCTGAAATCTGGGCATTTGTAGCCCCGGTAGTATTTTGCAATGACGCGGCAAGTTTGACTTGTGCCTTTTCGTCTTCGATTGCGGCTTTAACACCATCAACGAGAAGCTTGCCAGCGTAAGCCGCGGCGGCGGCTCCAGCGATAGCAAATGCCGCGCCCGCCTTTTTGCCAAAGTCTGCGACTTTTGAGCCAAAGCTTTCGACTTCATTTGTCGCGCCTTTGACGCCACGCTTTAGCTCATCAAAATCAGCGTCAAAAGTAATCTTGATTTTTGGAATTCCAGCCATTACGCCACGCCCCCTCTTTTAGCGACTTCTTGAATCATCTCGGCATATTCCTTCGCCACGATTGGCACATAAAACTCAACAGCCGGAGCGATCCAATAACCCTTTGAATTAGCCCGCACTTTGAATCTGTCTGTGTATGGGCGACCCAGTGAGTCAATGCCGGGGTGCGATCCGTATTCTGTGCCCCAAAGCAATGCGCCTGCCGGGGCTGAGTTTTGCTTTGTCTTTTGCCCTCTTGAATTCTTTTGCCCGCCATACTTGCGCCCGACTTTTACACTGCCGCCAATGTCAACGCGAATAAGACGATCGCGTGGAGTCTTGATGGCTTTTGAATTTGCGAGAAGCTTTGTCGCTGGCGCGGGTGCTTGATTAGCTGACATCATAAGCTGTCCGGCAAGTCTCTGAGATAGCGGTTGAGCTCTTGTGCGGACTTCATCTTGCGTCTCTTTATCTAGTGATCGCAAAACCCCGAGCAAATCTTTGAGCTGGCGTGGATCGACTTCGATTGCATAAACGCCTTGTTTAGCCGCCGCCATTTCGTCTCTCCAAAATCTCAAGTGTGGTCATGATGTCTTCAGCTGTCTGCCACTCTGTCTTCGGGAGACCCGTCGCGATGGCGAGCTCCCAGAGAAGACGACTTACGCTTCCAGCTTCAAAACTTTTGGGTCTTGACTCTCCGTGCTTATGTCGGAGACGGTTTCGATCCAAGCTTCATACGGTTTGACTGGCTTGCCAGCTGACTCGCGCTTCATGGCGTTATATGCCAAAAATAAAAGATCGCTCACGCCAATCTTCTCTTGCGCTTGTTGAATGGTGTTGCCTGTCTTTTGCTCCCACTTAGCCCACTCCGGCGGAGCCGCGATGTAAGTCGCTGACTCCCCCGATGTGTATTCGATTGTGATTGCTACCTTCATGCTCCCGTTTTCCTTATCTCTTAACTGAATGTTTCGGTTGGTGTTCCCACTACTGTAAAGCTCATGCTAACAGTCTGAGCGTCTGGGCTTGAACCGCCCACGCTAGGAAAGATTGGCAAAACATTGAACGCAAATGACGCGCCTGTGACTGCGACCATTGTGACCGCAAGTGTGGTGTTCGGTGCTGACTCTGCCGCCGCCCATAGAGCTTCACAGAGTGAATCTGTCGCGCCCCAGTCTGCAAGCATTTCAACATCAAAAGTCCATTGCTTATCGATTGATTTGTAAGCTTTAGAAAATAGTGTGTTGTAGGTTTCAATAGTTACATCTCCGGAAAGTGTCGCCGCTGTGGCTTGCTCTCCGTAGCTTTTGGTCGCGATCGTCAAGGTGATGTCGCGTCCGGTGATGACGGTCGTTGCCATTTTTGCTCCTATGTTTGAGTGTAGTAAGTGCTTACTTCGATCTCACTTGCGAGCACTACGGCTCCGCTTGCGAGTTCGACCGGGATTGGGTTTGAGACCGATCCAAGAATGTATCCAGCGGGCAGTGCGCCAAGCACGCTCATCGCTAATTGCTCAAGATTGTCAAGAGCTGATGGATTGTCATAATTTGCAACGCCAAGAGTGACGATTAAATTGACCTTTACTTTTGTGACGGATTTGCCAATCAAAACGGTCTCCAGATATGGAGCCGCCGGGACTATGACCGCAAATGGCACTTGTGGAGCGGCTGGCACGGCGTCATAACAATTTGCGGCGACTGAGCTGATTGCAGTCTTCAAAGCACCGCGCACATTTGTGGCGATAGATGATGGCATTACATCGCCATCGCTTCGGTGTCAAGTAATTCGCCTAAGAGCCCAGAGCAACGATTCAAGAGTGATCTGCCCATTTTGAACGGTGACGGGGCAAAATCCTGTCCCTCGATTTGCCCGCCCGCCGCCGTCCGCGATTGGAAAACTTCTATTGACACGACATAAATTGCAGACTCGACCCGGGGATTTGCCGCGTAGAGATCGGTCGCTGAATATCCGGAAAGAGTCGCTTTACCCGATGGGATTGATTGGCGTAAAGTCACATCGCTGGCAGTAAGCGCAACGGTAAAAGCTTTAGGATCGATGACACTTGTGACGGTAAAAGTTGCGCTGAATGGAGCGGGGAGCGAAGTAACAATCGCGCTCTGACCCACTGAAAAATTATGCGGAGTCTGTGTGTAGAAAGTTGCAACATTCGACTCAAGTTTATAGGCGTTCACAGCTGACGCATGTGATACGAGAAGCGGCAAAATTACGCCCTCGGCTGTGTTAATTATTTCGTCGAGATAGGCGTCATTGTATAAAGAAGAGCTCACGCCCAAGACTGATCTCAGCTGAGTGGCTGTGATAATCGCGGGCATGAGCTTTCCTTTCGTTCGACTCGGTCAGTTTCGGGAGCGACCCTGACCGATGATTATGGTTTTACTTGTTGTTGCGGAAAGCTCCACCTGCGAGCTTCACTGCACATGCACCGAATGAATAAATGCCGATGGTGATTGAACCGTCAGCGGTTGACTCAGCGCGTAGTTGATATTGTGATCCTTCATACCATGTGTAGGCATTTGGGTTGACGATAATCATTGAGCCGTCATCTGATCCAGCTGGCGCGGCGAAGTCTGCGTAGAGATCAAGACCCCCAACATTTCCGCGAAGACTGTCCGGACGCAATGCGCCGCCAGCGTTCATCGGATTTGCGGCAATGTAGATTGGGCGACCATTGTCGTTGAGTGACATTGTGTTAGCCCATTGTGACGCACCCATGATGATGTTTTTAGCAAAATCTTGAGTGTTTGTATAAACGGAAGCCGCACCACGAGAGACATAAGCGATTAGCTCTGCCGCTGTTGGAAGTGCTGACAATGTTGTGCCGTCGATTGTTGCATTTGATACAAGTAAGCCGTTGACATAAGCGTTTTGTGCCTTAGCCATGGCTTTGCCCATATTTGCCAAAAGCTCGTTGTAGAAAAGTGGGCTAGTGCGTGTCAATAATTCCACCGAGAATTTTTGTTGTCCGGCGAACTTCTTAACATCAACGCTCAAAAATGAGCTGTTTTGATCTGTTTCGTTGAAGATTGCGTCTTCGGCAACGACCGCAACAGTCGGAGCCACTGTGATTTTTGGAATTTCGAAAGTCATGCCCGCGTCTGGTAATGCTCCGCGAGAGATTGCGTCGATTGATGGACGAGTGCCATTTGAGACGCCGTTAATAACTTCTGAAAGTTGACGAGTTGGAACAAGTCCAGCGTTGTCGGTTGTGTTGTCTGCGGCGAGAACATAGAGGCGAGCCTCTTCTGATCCCATCGCGGCTTGAATCTTGTTTTCAAGATATTTTGCGGCAGTAATTTCGATTCGTGGTGTAGCTGTAAAGCCGCCCACTGGTCGAGATGACGCTGTGATGGATTGAGTAGCTTCTACCGTCTCAGCGGTTGAAGCGTCTTTGACGGTGTCTTCCACTTCGTCTCCTTTTTCTTCGGTTGATGGTGTTGCTTCTGCGTCATCTTTTGACTCAGAATTTTCGTCTTCGGTCGCGGCGACTTCGGCGACTCGGGCTGATCTAACAGCTGGCTCGGATACAAGTGCCACGCCAGTCAATTCTCCGGACAAGACTTTCATTGTGCCGTCTTTGAGTGTCTCGTATTCGTTCACAGCTAATTCAATCGAGAAGCCGTCGCGCAAACCTTCGATGGCTTCCACTAGTGCGTCCGATCCAGATGTGGTCTGCGCGATTTTGAAAGAGGCGTTTATAGCTTTGTCGCCATCTAATTCCATGCTCAAAGTCTTTCCAATTCTGCGAGCGCGGTCATGTTCAAGATTTAGAAAAACATTTTTTGGCTCGATTGAACCTTTTGCAAATACGACTTTTCCAGTGCTTGCATTTGCTGGCTCATCGAAAGCAACAATGCGCCCGGTGATTGTCCGGGAGTCAGAGTCAGCCGCCGTGATTGTGAATGGGGTTGTGATTTTCATAGAAGCATGTCCTCTTCCTCGCGTATTTCCTCGACACTCATTGCGCCGATTTCGTTTAGTATTTTATAAACTTGCGCACGCTGTAATGGATCGCCACGCAAGAAATCATCGATGTCGAATTTGCACTCTGTTCCCTGGCTTATGAAATCCTGAAATGAAAGTCTTTGCTCAATGACGGACATCGTGGATCTGAAAGCGAAGTCGATGAGATCGCGCCTTTTGTCAAGAGCGTTGGAGTAAGTGAATGTCGTTGGCTGTGCGTCTGCGAAGTAAGCCGGTAATCCGCAAGCTCTTGCCAATTCTAAGCTGACATACATGCGAGCTTCATTTAATTGAATCGCTTTGGGATCGAAGCCAGCTTGTTCAAGAGATACATCTGCATTTAGAAAAGCCGTCGATTTTTTATTTCGTCGAGCGTTTCCAAATGATGTCAAAAGATTTGCAACGCGGTCTTTCGGTAGCGTCGCGCCAGTAGATTTCAAAATCATCAATGGATTTGGCTCATCGGCAAAATTCATCGCCGCTTTTTCTAGCGAAGCCGCCGCTTTAATTGTGCGACCAGCGCGAGAGAGTAATCCCTCGGAGACTCCGGCAAATTGCACAAGATTATTCGGATCGACATACTCTTGATCTATGCGATACCCAGTGATTTCAGTAACCATCGGATTGACTTCAACAAATACGCGCTCGGGTGCGATTCTTTCCATTGCGCGAATTTTTCCGGTGTCTGCATAACGATCTGTTACATAAGCATAAGCAACCGGGTGGAAAAATAAATCGCTAACAATCCAGCTCCAAAATGTTGCGCCCGGGATTCGTGGGTCGGGTTGATTTATTACGCGCGGAGCTTGAACCTTCTCGCCTGTTGCAACATTGCGAACATGAAGCGGCAATGATCCGATTGTCTGCATAACTCCCAGACATCTCGCCACAGTAGGCACGCTCATTGCTTCGGCGCGGGTAGCCGCAACAATTCCAGAAAAGAAAATGTTGGCAGTCTCTGAGTAATACGGTGCGACCGAAGCCGCCGCGACATCGACGGATTCTTGAGGCGCGGCAGTTCGAATCGTTGGTGTGAAGAAATCAAGAAAACCCATGCGCCAATTTTAGACGCGAGCTTTTACTCTTAGCCCACCATGATGTCAAGGTCTGCTTCTGGGCGTGTCGCGTAATGCGTCACAAGTGCCGCGGCGACGCAAGCTGTAACGGTGCTCTGAGAAGCTCTGCGACCAATAGACCAGCCACCATCTCCAAATGGTAATCGAGCGGCTGACAAAACTTGTTTGGTGAATTCCGGTTGATTGCTATGCCGAAAACGCTTTGAGGTAATCGCCCCGAGAAGCTCGTCACAGCTCTGTCCATAGAGAGCCCCGTCGATGTCCGAGATCGGAATTCCGGCGGGCATAAGTCGAGAAGCTATTGCCGAAGCTGTGCGCTTTGAGTAAGCGACGACTTCCGTGGGGTATTCGCGGCAATATGGCGCAACATCATTTGCCACAGCTTTATCATCGAGCGAGATTGGATTGTGCCAAGTGTGCATGAGCTTGACATAGAACCGCTCCGCGTCAATTCTTTGAGCCGCAACAAGAGCCGCATTTTTACGATCTGGGCTGACATCGATTGCGAACCAAGTTTGCTTTTCCGGATCAAGCTCGAGAGTGTCATCGGCACATTCAGCAAATGAGTCGCTCGGGATAGCCGCCGAAATTGTCTGCACCCATCGGCACAAGACTTCGGTGCGGACTACATCGGGCGGATCATTCAAGACAGCTCTTAAATTGTCGATGTGGACTGTGTGACCGAGTGCCGGATTTGCCATCGCGGCTCCAGCCCAGAATCTCGGTGAGTCATCGATTGCGTCATAATCACTCGACCATTCGAACCAGCCAATGTCATCATTTGTCCCGCCCATTGAAGCGGCGAGCCCGCGCTCGCGTAATTGGTTGAGCACTAGGCTGTGTTGATCGCCAGCATTTGAAAGAGTCCACAGCTGAGGATTGTCAGCCGCCATCATGGTATATCGAAGCGAAGCCCATGTGGTTTCGTCTTTCATCTCTCGGGTCTCATCAATGAAAACGGTCTCCGGCTTTGAAATACCACGCGCGGCACTGGCTCCAGCTTTGACCATGTAACGATTTCCGGTGATCGTCTCAATCTCTTCTGATCCATGAGCCCAGCGAATTCGCTTGACTTGTTTTGCAAGCCCTTCGTTTGACTCAATGAGCTGAACAAGATCGCGGAAAGTCTCAAGCGAAGTCGTAAGCCGATGAGCTGTGCCGATTTGTAATTTCTGATCCCACTCAAACAAGTTCATGAGAATCTTTGCTTTCATGAGCGTGGTCTTTCCTTGTTGACGAGCCACGACGATATTGACCAGCGGGTGCACCCACCTGCCATCGGGCTTGATTTTATGGGCGTGAATTGCGATGAATTCTTGCCATGGCATGAGCGGCATTGAGATTGAATTACAGAAATCAATCATTTCTTGCCCGCGACTGGGTAAATCGTTGAGTTTTGTGTGAATTCGTGGAGTCGGAGAGCCATAGAGCTTCTCCAGCCCCCCCTCTTCTAGCCCTGTGAGCCCGTATGAGCCTATTGCGACCAGTCGGGGACTATTTGAGTCCTCTGGCGTCCTAAGCATGGCTCTCAGAGTCGTTTGGTGGTGAATTAAAACCTC